AACTTGATCATCTTCTCCAAAGCAGCTTGAATCTTGGGCATGTTGGCGTAGATCTTTGATCTAAAAATATCCATTTGCTTTGTGAGCAAAGGGAGAAATCTCACACCAACGGATTTGTAGATGGCCTCAAGAGCAAACTTTGTTTTGGCAAGAGAGAAGTTGAACAGGATCGATTGTCTGACAACTTTTAAAATGTTGATCCCGGCAGCCGAATAGGCTCTCAAGAGCTCGCGTCTCAGAAGTAAAACTTTGTTGATCGTAGGTGGGATGAGTCGATACTCATATCCCATCTGCTCAAAGCCTTCAGAGATTTTCGCGATCGATGCAAAAATGCCGGCCGCGGCGACTTTGATCGACGCGTAAAGCGCGGTGACACGAAGGGAGGCGCTCGCGATCGCCTTGAAAAATTTGGATAGGCTCGCATCATCGACACCAAAACCGAGTCCGACCAGAAATGATTTGATGACTTCGGTGCCCATGATCTTCTTTTACTCGTTCGCTTTATCGTACCGTTTTTGGTTCTCTGCCCGCACATCGAGGGCAGCATTCATTCGGGCAATGTCCGTTAGATCCACTGTGCAGTTGAGAAGGCTCTCGTAGAGGCAGCACCCCTCAACCACTGGCCGCATGACCCAATCTTCATCATTGGCCATCGAAACCCAGGTGACCGGTCGTTTGCTGTCTATTTCCCCCCGTGTGAAACTTGGGGGAGTAAAGCGAAAAAACCGGCCAGATTATACTGGAAGGCCCTCCCCGCAATTTGCAAAAGCGTCGGCAGTTCCAAATCAGAAAACATCAGCCGATCTTGGAGAACCACTCGGGCCCAAGTCTTGTGCTGCTCTTGAAACATCTCAACTGCTGAGCAGAGTCCGAGAAGAACTGTGTCGGCATCTGCGTCTGAAAGTCCTGAAAATCCTCTCATGAAGATGGGAACGAGCTCCGCAACCGCCTCATCTGACATCGATTCAGGGCTTTGTGGTTCCGCTCCACTTTTCTTGAGCATTCGATGAGCAACCGGAATGAGGTCCCCCAACATCGGTGCCAGTCGTCTCACGATGTGAAACTGCTTAAAGACATCAATCTTGTTGAGCTTAAACTGCTTACCACCGACTTCAAAATCCCGGTCACTCATCGTCTACTCCTAGATTACTGTCCCGCGCCCAACACGGTGTTGGCGAAGATCGCGTCGAAGGTCCACTCCATCATCCCACCCTCTTTGGCGTAGGTGACGGTGGGCTTTTTCTTGAAAGCCATCTTGGTGAGTGTCGTCAAATCACCGCGGCCCGAGTCGCGGATCACCATGACGTTCTGGCCCCAAACCGCCGAGGAAACGCTTTGAAGATCGTAGGCGATCATCAAAAGAGCGTTGACCGGGGAGGTTTTCAAAAGCCGAACAGTGACAGTTGCGGCGTCACTTGCGATCAAAGAATGCTGTCCCTGACCGTCCGCCCCAACTGTCATGACGTTCTTGTCCTCAGCGGCTTCGATCGTAATCCCCTCTTCGGCAACGGCGGCTCCCGCGGCCAAATTAGCCGCGATGCCGGGGCCGGCCATCAAGGCACTGATGTTGAGAAATGAGTAAACCATGAGTTGATCTCCTTACCGATTGGCAGTGATGGCCACATCGACCGTTTGGGTTGATCCAGCGAGTTTCAAAGCAACCTGGATTGGGGGAGCTTTCCTAGCCGCTCGATCGCTTTCAGACTGCTGAGCGATCGGTGTCGCGTAAACGTAGTAGCCCAGCTTTAGATATTGCCCTTGGGAGAGCAGGCCAAAGCCCGCTGCATTCCAGGTACCTGGGGCACCCAATCCATTTGCGACGGCCTGATCACAGACACCCGTGATCGCGTTGACGTACTGACTGTCACCCGCGTCTGTTTGCGGCACCTTCGTGGTGCTGGTGTAGTTGACATTGAAACACGTCGTCTGCACGGCGTTTTCAAACCAGTCCAGACCGAAAATTTCATCGCAGAAGGCCGGCCCAGCCATCGTCCCGTACTGCAAAAGAGCAGTTCCGTTGTTGTACTGAGCGAACACGTTGCAGCGCTTGCCTTGAAGGGCATTTGCCTGATCCGTGGTGATAGCCTCAGGATCAATGCCGGGCTCCTGCTTGTACATGAGATCGATCGTGGTGTTGGCTCCCGTGTAATCGACCGAGAAAGCTCGGCCAAACATCGACACCACGGCGAAAGGGCTGAAGCTGCTGTACTGGGTGAAGGTCTGAAGAAACCCACCCGCCATGAGAAGACTCGGCAAATCGTTGGTGACTTCCGAGCTCAACGCGTCCGTATTTTGCACGGTGATCCCGAAAACTCGGGTGACGTCGTCTGCTTCGATGAAAGGTGCGATTTCCAGGTTGTCCGAGTCAGACAGCATGACCGAAGCCGCGAAGCTGAGCCCGTACCACTCAGTAGAGATCGCATCGAGCGCGACAACCGCTTCGAGCGGGGTCTCGGCCGCATAGCCCGGCACCAAGGGTAGGGCCAGAGCGGAAGTCATACCGAGTAGACTGGAGATATCTGTGCCCGATCCAGGAGCGGTCAGGTAGCTCACCGAGGAAGGGTTCACGCCGCCCGCGAGCGTCGCTCCCGAAAGAGTGACCGCCCCGCTGGAAGTGGCCAGCGTAAAGGCATTGCCGGCAACGCCAGGTGTTTTGAAAGTGGCGGTTACCACGAGATTGAGAACCGAGTAGCTCGCCTGAAGGATGTTCGGGCTTGTCGAGGCGTTCAAGAACGTGAGCAGGTTAGTGGCCGTCTCGATGTCGGTCGCGCCGATCTTGACCTGATTTCCGCTCGGGGTTCCCGTAACGAAAGTGATCACGATCCCGTTCACTGTCACGGTATCGTTATTCGCCGGGTTGGCGTTGAGTGCGATTGTCCCCGAGGCATCCACCCCCGCCCCGGTGGTGCCGCTGGTCAGGATGAATTGTGATCCGTTCCATGTCATCACCGCTCCACCGGACAACGCCTCGGTGATCGTTGCTGCAACGGCGTTCAGGTTCGCAAGCCCCGCGAAGTTCAAGCCCGTGATGGCTTGGAGAACCCCATCGATGGTGACGTTGAAACCGCCCGAGGTCACCTGGGTGAACAGATAAAGGTTGGACTGAACCGCGTTCAGGATGGCGCCTTGAAGCATGGCAGCCGTTGCGGTCCTAAGCCAGCGACCGACACTGAGGCTTGTGGGTTGGGGAACCTGCTCGAAATAAATTTCAGCTGCCAAAGTCTCAGGAGCCGTCGCGCCGAAATCGGCCGCCACAGCAGGAGCACTCGCGTAATCGCGAATTCGCTCCAGTCCGCTGATGACATTGGAGTCGCCGAGCAGGAGCAGATCACCAAAATTTCTGCCAGCTGCAGCAGTTGGGCTCAGGCTCACCGAAGCGTTGATCAGTCTCGAAACCGGTAGTGTGTTTGACATTTAAATGAGTCCTTTCATGATTAATTCGTGATCGCCAAGGCGCCCGCCAAAGTGACAGCTGGAGCGGGCCCAACCGTATCCAAAATGGTCCACGACTCGTTGAGCGCGGCCAAAGCGGTGTCGTCTGTTTGCTGCATGATGGTTTGAGCTACCGACAGCACGTAGGTCATGATCGACTGCACCCATTGCTCAACTGGGAGGATGTAGGCGTAGCGATTGGGCATCGTCATCGCCACAGGTGAAGAGCCTGGAACCACTGCTTGAGCAGCCACCATCATGAACAAGAGAGATTGACGAGTCAGGTTGTCATACGCTGCATCGATCACTGCTTGCGCGTCGAGTTTGAGTTGGGCAATCATTCGATTTTGTAGATCAAGCCCAGCTGCGTCTAGAGACATGGTACTCACCTTTCTAGTTAAAAGCGCCCGTTGTCGCGTTGAACTTGATACTAGAGCCCGTCGAGCCGGTGACTCCTGCTAGACCGTTGCCTGAGCTTCCAGTACCGCCTGCCCCAGCAGCTCCGCCTGTCAGCGTGATGGTTCCGTCAGAAGTAGAGACGTCACGCATGAGCATCAAAGATCCGCCTCCACCGCCTCCACCGCCCCCGCCGCCTCCTGACCCACCAATTCCACCCGAACCCGTTCCGCCAGCGCCGCCCGCACCGCCCGTCGCACTGAAAGTGCCCGTCCAGTTGGTGGTACCGACAGCGAGCCAAATGAT